GTCCTCCCAGGTTTTCAAAACCCCATCCTTCCATTCCTGAAGGAGTTTATCATATGAAGGATAAGGGAAACCGTGCTTATCCAACAAACCTGTATACCAGTCAAAGAATTCTCTTCCCCACAAGAAAGCTTCTCTGGCATTGCACATAAAAGCATTCACATTTCTTTCATGTTGTAATTCTACCGGAATATCCATAGATAACATAGAACTCTTGTATATAGAATCCTTAGCTAGTGCTCCCCAATAGACGCCATCTCTAAAGTAAAACCCTCTCTTTAGGAAAGTGCAAATACTTAATGGCTTCCAGCTAGTTACAAGACCTCCAGTCTTACTAGCATCAGTAGTCGTGTAACCAGCTCTATCTGATACAGCTGGGAAAGCTTCGGGCGTAACATTAGATTGCTTCTTACACACCATAATACAATCATCACCTGTGAACATAGCACGGATAACTTTAGCAAAAGATTCGGCTATAACTTCCGGACTACTATTCATGGAATTATTAGCTTCAATATATGTAGCAAACAGTCTTAACACACCTATAACACTGTTAACATAAATCGTAGATGACAGACCAGATAATAAACCTCCTACACACAGGAAAAGTTCTGCGTCCATGTCCAAATAGTACCTTTGCGCCATCATACACACACGGCGCACAGCGTATGCGTCAACATCTGAATATCCACACTTAATAGCCAACTGCTCCATAAAAGAAGAGAAAAATGGTAACAAATCTCTGTGTCTCAAATCATAAGCCTCCTCATCATAGTCCATACTACAAGGAGCACCATTTTCTGTCTCATATGCGGCCAACCATTTGGAAAAATCGTCCCAATCAACACCAGCATTCATACAAACACTGATCATGCTAATTTTGGGCATTTCTCCTAAATAAGACATTAACGGCAGCAAAAGTTCACGTTGCATTAGGTTAAATTCCCTATCCACAACATAGAACAATCTACACCCTCCTTGTTGAACCTTACTTAATGGGAGGAGTTCACCTTTCCTAGAGGCTTTTGCACGCAAAGGTTCTAATGGTAAATTACCATATAACCTCTTACGCAATTCACGCCAACTATTAAGTAAATCCTCGTGCACTATGTGTCCATCACCTTCATCTTTAAATAAATCCATTCCTGAAAGACCTGAATCAGCCCATGTTGGGCCATGAGCCTTAGTTCTATCTACGGGATTCATAAAAGAATTCTCAGAATAACCAGCTAATGTTCTACGTTCATCCAAAGGGGAAATCTTTACATTGGGCTTAGGAATACGAGCTATGTAACACTCTACAGCTTTCACATATAACATATGATCCACAGTACCAAACTTTTGCATCTTTCTAATCCTCTTAACGGTAGGACCATTCCAAACCCCAGTAACTGGGTCTTGACAGGCCTTGCCATAAAAAGGTATAGTGTAGGGTTTAGGGTTACATTGCTCCTGAATGTCATCATATAAGGGTGTGCGAGCTAAATTAGAGCGCATTCTCAATATAGTGGAAGTATGGCAAACGGGAATATTGCCAGCACCTTCAGGAGTGATCTTCTCAAAAGTAACTAACGACGTAATAGGAGATTTAGGATGCAAACCAGAGTGGGGGTACTTACTACTCAAATCGTCAATTCTACCTTGTGCAGTAAATTCAACAGGCATTTTTAATTTATTAAATTTATGTCTAGCTTCATCAGCAAAGACTTTACTTACTAAATTTCCAATACCGCAGTTGGTGCTTTGGTCCAAACCTATATGTATAGACCAGATAACTCCATTCTTGTCCACGAGGGGCATACCACAGTCGCCGGCAATAGTGACAGCACTATATCTCAC